AAAAGAGGTAGTAGTGCTGGTAGTTATTCTATTGTTGCGGATGATAGCTCAAACTGGAACACTGCTTATGGTTGGGGTGATCACGGTAGCGCTGGTTATTTAACATCTGTAGCAACAAGTAATATAGGCGCCAACGCAGTTACTCTAGCTAAAATTAAAGACTTAGCCAAAGGTAGAATTATAGTTGGTAACAGTAGCAACGAAACATCAGAACTACCAGTAGGTACTGTCGGGCATGTTTTAACAGTGCAAAGTGGTAGCACATTAGGTTGGAGCGCGGCTTCTGGTGGTAGTAGTTACAGTTTACCTACATCCTCAACATCAACTCTAGGTGGTGTAAAGCTAGGTAGTGATACAGAGTTAACACAAACTTACAATGCTGGAGGTGCAGGTACAAGTAATAGAGTATATCCAGTTCAGTTAAACTCATCTAATCAAATGGGTGTTAATGTGCCTTGGTCAAATAGTGAAAGAGGCGCGGGTGCTATGCTAGATGTAGATGGTAGTGGAGATTTAGAAGTTGATTTAACAGAAGCTACCTCAGCAACAATAGTAGCTGATGATGAATTAATATTTTTAGACGCTGACGGTGGAAAAGGTCATAGAGGAGGTGTTGGTGATTTAGCTGCAGCGCTAACAGACACTACAGGTGGTTTAACAACTTCATCTGGTATTATTAAAGTCAATACTGGTGCTGGAATATCAATTGACTCTAACAAAGTTAAAGTTCTTTTAAATCCAACAAACACCGGTTTACAACTTGATCAAACAGCCGGTTTGAGTGTTAAAGTTGCTACAAATGGTGGAATAGCTGTTGACGCGGCAGATGCATTAACACTAAATGGCGATATAACAGCTATTGATACATTGTATAATGCGGCTTTACATGTTGGTTATGGATCTAGTGATATGCATTTAGATTTTTCACCTGGAACTGGAAGTGGTAGCGTAAAAATGTTTGATGGAACCAATGAAAGATTTAGATTTCAATATGAAGGAACTTTTCACGCTGCCGGTGATGTAAAGGCATACTCAACCACGATAACCTCAGACAGAAAGCTTAAGAAAAATATTAGAACTTTAGATCAATATGGTTTAAAAGAAGTTTTAAAGTTAAAACCAGTTATGTATGACTGGAAAGATGAACTAAGAGGTAATAACAATATAGGTTTTATAGCTCAAGACGTTCAAGAAGTAATACCAGAATTAGTTGGTGAATCAGTTTTGCTTAACGGTGAGGAAGGAGAAACAAAACTAGGGGTTGAATACAACAAAATGATAGCTGTATTAACAAACGCTATACAAGAACAACAAAAACAAATTGAAGAACTAAAAAAATTAGTAAATGGCAATACCAACTGATGGCACTAATGGACTTAGTCTATATGGGCTAAAGGAAGAGCTTGAAAACAATGCTTACGTAGCTGTTATTCCTGAAACATATAACACTGAAATTAGCTTTCTTACATTGGCTTTAGAAAATGATATAAATCAAAACTCTACTACAAGGCCTAATACTGACAGCTGGGACAACGGTGTTTATGAAGAAGGTGCTGAAATAAAAATGTCTGATTATTTTGGTTACGACCATGATGCTACAGTAGCATTTGTAAATGATAAAGCAGTTTCAAAAACATTAACAACTTCCGCTACCCATAGTATTAACTTTGTTGACACTGATGACACGTTTAATTTTACTGGTACTACAGCGTATACAATATCATTTTGGGTTAAAGCAGGTTGGAGTAGTAGTTTAAACACTAACATACATATGTTAATTGGTCAAAAAGAATTTGCTTCATATCAGTTGTCAGATATGATTAAAATTATGTACAACGAAAGTAACAATAGATTACGTATACAATACGGTAATAAAACAACAGCGTCAGATGCTTGGTACAAGCTTGCTGAATGGTTGTTTCACTCAAACTCAGGTGCTTATGCAGCTGGTTATGCTGCAGCTGGTTTAGGTAGTACGTATTGGAGTGCTAGTAATAGAGGTTATGTGAACAGTGATGACTACACTATGATTACTTTTACAAAATCAGGAACAAACGCTGCTAGTGCAATGAAACTATACTGGAATGCTAATGCTGCTGGGGCAGCACCAATACAAACAAACTTTGGTAGTGGTAGTCCAGCAATGAGCACTACTAACAATAGAACTTGGAGTTTAGGGTCTAACGGTGTTTCACAAGGTGAGGTAAAAACTGGTAATAGCTCGGCAACAGTTTATAATGATTTATCAATATTTCAAAAAGAACTAAGTGCCACAGAAGTTACAGAGTTGTATAACAGTGGAACGCCAATGGACGTGACAACTCACAGTGCTGCTAATAAATTAAAAGGATATTGGAAATGGGAAGGTAATGGTAATGCTACAGTTTCTAATGACGACTTTAATATAAATGGTCAATCAGAAATTGTAAATAAATAATATGAATTACTATATATTAACAGAAGAAGTATTTGAAACAATAAACAAGAATAATGTACACTTTATGCGTAAAAGTATAGATCGTACAGAAAGATTAGTTGCTACAACTGATTTAATTAGTGATAGAGTAAGATCTTTTCAAACAATAGAAACATGTTCTAACTACACATTTACAAACCATAGTGATTGGGTTGGTGATAAAACTGGTATAGAAATAGAAGAATTAGAAGAAGGAGGATATATTCCTACAATAGATGACTAGGACAATAGCACCTTAAAACAAAAATAAAGCGTGTAATAATATAAATAACAAAATTAACTTAAATTAAATAAAATGGCAAAAAGAAAAACACCTAAGGTTAAGGACCTTAGACCAACAAGTATAAGCAAGGAACAATTAGATGGTATTCAAGGCTTAATAAAGCAAATGAATAGTATGCAATTAGAGATAGGTAGAATAGAAACTCGTAAGCATATGATAAACCATGAATATACTAAAATTCAAGATTTAATGCGTGAAGAACAAACGGCGTTGAAACAAGAATACGGAGAAGTTAACATTAATATTGAAGATGGTAGTATAACATACCCAGAAGATGTCGAAGTTAATAAGGAAGATTAGTATAGGATCAAACTATAAAAATGATGCCATGCACTATGCCGTTGGGCAAGAAGTGTATGGTGGTCATACTATATGCAACATACTAGAAGAAAAAGATAAGTTTAGTATTTATATTAAAAAAGGTAAAGAAGTTTTACCATGGAAAGATTTTAATAAAAACATGGCTGTGTCTATAGAGTATAATTTAGAATATTAATGAATACTGTATACGATTTTTTAGTGTCACCTAAAAACAACAGTAGATATAATAACGTTAAAAAAGTAGGTGATAAAGAACTTATTGTAAATACAGAAATATTTAACCACCAGCATGTTAATCGCGAGGCAATTGTAAAAGCGGTGCCTTTAGCATTTACAACACCTATAGATATAGGTGACACTGTGTTAGTGCATCATAATATATTTAGACGTTTTCACAACATTAGGGGTGAAGAACAAAATAGTAGATCTTGGTACAAAGATAATGAATATTTTGTTAATTTAGATCAAGTTTATTTATACAAAAAACACGACAAAGAAGTTTATTCTCAACGTTGGCAATGTATGGAAGGTTATTGTTTTGTAAAACCTATAATTAACAAAGATAAATTTAACGTTGAAAAAGAAGAAAATTTAAAAGGAGTTGTTAAGTATACCGATGGTACAGTGCAAGAAAATGAAATAATAGGTTTTCACCCTGATTCAAAGTTTGAGTTCGTAGTAGATGGTGAAAGACTTTACAGAGTTAAATCTAATTATATTACAATTAAATATGGATATAAAGGAAACGAAAAAGAATATAATCCTAGCTGGGCACAGAGCGGTTGAAGAGTTGATCAAAGTTGCTAAAGAAGATATTGTTGATAGCGATGACGATATATCAGCTGATAGATTAAAAAATGCTGCAGCTACTAAAAAACTAGCTATATTTGACGCATTTGAAATACTTAACAGAATACAAGAAGAAGAAAACTTGCTTGAGGGAAAAACACCTGAAGAGAAAAAGGAAAAAATCTTTAGAGGATTCGCAGAAGGCAGATCTAAGTAATGTACGAGCAAAATTTAGTTAAGATAGTAGAACCTATAAAAAAAACTACTATAAATAGACTTAACAAAGGTAAAAAATGGAAGTATGGTTATAACAAAGAACAAGATATTGTTGTTATATCTAAGACTGGAGAGATAGGAGATATAATAGAGATACAAAACTTTCAGATAGCATTGCCTAAAGAGCGTAGTGTGTATAGCAACGAGGAAAAAAAGTGGAAACAGTTTGAATACCCAAAAGAACTAGTTAGGCTTAAAAATATATTTGATTGGCGTAACTACCCTGAAGAAAAAAAAGCACAGTGGTTTGATTACATAGACGAAGAGTTTAAACGTAGAGAAGAAGGCTTTTGGTTTAACAATGCTGGAACACCAACATATATAACAGGTACACATTACATGTACTTACAGTGGAGTAAGATTGATGTAGGTGCACCAGATTTTAGAGAAGCTAATAGATTATTCTACATATTCTGGGAAGCTTGCAAAGCAGATAAAAGATGTTATGGTATGTGTTACCTTAAAAACAGACGATCTGGTTTTTCTTTTATGTCATCAGCTGAAACAGTTAATCAAGCTACAATATCAAGTGACAGTAGGTTTGGTATATTATCTAAAACAGGAGCAGATGCTAAAAAAATGTTTACAGACAAAGTGGTTCCAATTAGTATTAACTACCCGTTCTTTTTTAAACCGATTCAAGACGGTATGGACAGGCCTAAGTCTGAACTTGCTTATAGGGTTCCTGCAAGTAAGTTCACGCGTAAAAAAATTACTGCTAATGAAAAGCAGGAAGACTTGGCTGGACTTGATACTACTATTGATTGGAAAAATACAGGTGATAACAGTTATGACGGAGAAAAACTTCAACTGTTAGTACATGACGAAAGTGGTAAGTGGGAAAGACCCGATAATATATTAAATAACTGGAGAGTTACAAAGACATGTTTACGATTAGGTAGTAGAATAATAGGTAAATGTATGATGGGCTCAACATCAAACGCATTAGATAAAGGTGGAGAAAACTTCAAAAGATTATACAACTCATCGGATGTTACTAAGCGAAACAGAAATGGACAAACAGCGTCTGGATTATATTCTCTTTTTATCCCAATGGAGTGGAACTACGAAGGATTTATTGATGAGCACGGAAGCCCAGTCTTCAATACTCCGGATCATGAAGTATTCGATCCACATGGGGAGTTAATAGATATAGGTGTTATAGACAGTTGGCAAAATGAAGCTGACGGTTTAAAAAACGATCAAGATGCATTAAACGAGTTTTACAGACAGTTTCCAAGAACTACTGAGCACGCGTTTAGAGATGAAACAAAAAATAGTATATTTAATTTAGTTAAATTATATGAGCAAATAGATTTTAACGAAGAACTAGGTAGATCACTAGGCCTTACTCAAGGTAATTTTCAATGGGTTAACGGCGTTAAAGATTCTAAGGTAATATTTTACCCAGATAAAAAAGGTAGGTTTAAAGTTAGTTGGACACCAAAGCAAAACTTACAAAACAACGTTATAACTAAAAACGGTGTTAAATGGCCTGGTAACGAACATATGGGTGCTTTTGGTTGTGATAGTTATGACATATCAGGAACTGTAGATGGTGTAGGTTCTAAAGGCGCTTTGCATGGATTAACTAAGTTTAGTATGGAAGACGCGCCAGCTAACACGTTTTTCTTAGAGTATTTAGCTAGACCACAAACAGCAGAGATGTTCTTTGAAGACGTTCTAATGGCATTAGTATTTTACGGGATGCCTATACTCGCAGAGAACAACAAACCTCGTCTATTGTATTATTTACGAAGACGTGGTTATAGAGGTTTTAGCATGAACAGACCTGATAAAATATGGAACAAACTATCTGTAGCAGAAAAAGAAGTAGGTGGCATACCTAATTCAAGTGAAGATATAAAGCAAGCACATGCCGCTGCAATTGAAATGTATATACAAGATCACGTAGGTATGAAACAAGATGGTTCGTTTGGTAACTGTTATTTTAACGAGTTGCTAAATGACTGGGCTAAATTTGATATAAACAAAAGAACAAAACATGATGCGTCTATTAGTTCTGGACTTGCTATAATGGCAAACAACAGGCACTTGTACAAACCAAACGCAACAATTAAAAGAGAACAATTAAATATAAGTATAGCTAGATTTAACAACGATGGCTTTACTTCAAAAATAATAGAAAATTAACATGGCAGATCCAATTATTAAAGATTATTTTCCTAAACAAAACGTAAACGACGAGTACAAACACTCTGCCGAGTACGGTTTGAAAGTTGGTAGAGCTATTGAAGCTGAGTGGTTTGAAAACGGAGGTATGAATAGTAAGTTTAAAAAAGGTAAAGATAACTATCACAAGCTAAGATCTTACGCTAGAGGAGAGCAATCAGTGCAAAAATACAAAGACGAACTGTCTATTAATGGTGATTTGTCTTATTTAAATTTAGACTGGAAACCAGTACCTATTATACCTAAGTTTGTAGATATAGTTGTAAATGGTATGTCAGAAAGAATGTACGATATAACTACATACTCTCAAGATCCTTTTGGTGTAGAAAAAAGAACTAAGTATATGGAAGATATACTTGAAGATATGAAAAGTCTTGAGATGACTCAAATGGCTGCTCAACAAGGAATAGATATTAGGTCTAGTGAAATGGAGACTGAAGAGTTACCGGCAAACGAAGAAGAGCTTTCTTTACACATGCAGCTTAACTATAAGCAGGGTGTTGAAATAGCGCAAGAAGAAGCTATAAACTGTGTGTTAGATGGTAACAATTATGATTTAACTCAAAAAAGATTTTATTATGATTTAGCTGTTTTAGGAATAGGTGCTGTTAAAACTTGCTACAACAAATCAAAGGGTATTACGGTTGATTATGTCGATCCTGCTAAAATGGTTTATTCTTACACAGACTCTCCTTATTTTGATGATTTATATTATGTTGGCGAAGTTAAAACCATACCTATTAATGAATTAGTAAAAGAATTTCCTGATCTAACTTTAGAAGAACTAGAAGAAGTACACCAAACAAAGCCTTATAACGAATTAGCTTATAATCAAAGTTATGCCACACAAGGTAAATACGATAGCAATAAAGTTCAGGTTTTATATTTTAATTATAAAACTTATAACAACGAGGTTTATAAAGTAAAAGAAACTGGTAGCGGTGGTGTTAAAGCAATACTTAAATCTGACAAGTTTGACCCACCAAAAGAAATAGCAAATCAATTTCAAAAACTATCAAAATCCATAGAGGTTTTATATGAAGGAGCTATTATACTTGGAACAAGCAAATTGTTACATTGGGGATTAGCTAAAAATATGGTAAGGCCAAAAAGCGATTATACTAAAGTTAACATGAATTATTCTATAGTTGCGCCAAGGATGTACGATGGTAAAATAGAAAGTTTAGTAGGTAGAATAACAGGTTTTGCTGACATGATACAGCTAACTCATTTAAAGCTACAACAAGTTATGTCACGTATGATACCTGACGGTATATATTTAGATGCTGATGGTTTAGCCGAGATAGATTTAGGTAACGGCACAAACTATAATCCACAAGAAGCTTTAAATATGTTCTTCCAAACAGGTAGTGTTATTGGTAGATCAATGACCGCTGATGGCGATATGAACCCAGGTAAAGTACCTATACAAGAAATACAGTCTGGTAACGGTGGTGCTAAAATGCAAAGCTTAATCGGCACATATAATTATTATTTACAAATGATAAGAGATACGACCGGTCTTAACGAAGCAAGAGACGGTAGTATGCCAGATAAAGATGCTTTAGTAGGTATACAAAAAATAGCGGCGGCTAATTCAAACGTAGCAACTAGACACATATTAGATGCTGGTTTATTTTTAACTTTGCAAACAGCTGAAAATTTATCATTAAGAGTTTCTGACGTTATAGAGTATTCACCAACAAAAGATGCTTTTATACAAAAAATTGGAGCATTTAACGTGGCTATACTAAAAGAACTAAAAGATGTACATTTACATGACTTTGGTATATTTATAAAGCTACAGCCAGATGAAGAGCAAAAACAGTTGTTAGAAAATAATATACAAATGGCACTGCAACAGCAAAGTATAAATTTAGAAGACGCTATAGACGTTAGAGAAGTTAAAAATTTAAAACTTGCAAACCAACTATTAAAAGTGCGTAGAAAGAAAAAGCAAGAGCAAGATCAAAAAATGCAACAACAAAATATTCAAGCTCAAGCTCAAGCAAATCAGCAGTCTGCAGCCGCTGCTGCGCAAGCTGAAGTTCAAAAATCTCAAATGTTAGCACAAACAGAGATGCAGCTAGAAGCTCAAAAATCAGAACTAAGAAAACAAGAAATGTTGAGTGAGGCTGATTTGAAAAAACAATTAATGCAGTTAGAGTTTCATTATAACATGCAAATAAAGGAAAAAGAATCTAAAAGTTTAAGTGATAGAGAGTCTAGTAGAGAAAACAGAAAAGATGACAGAACTAAAATGCAAGCTTCTCAACAAAGTAAGCTTATAGAGCAAAGAAACGGTGGTGGTCAACCCGTAGATTTTGAATCGTCTGGAAATGACAATTTAAGCGGAAATTTTGACCTAGCTCAATTTGAGCCTAGTTAAAAAATTTATTAATTATTATATTATATCATGGAAGAAAACAAAGAAATACCTCAAGAAACAGGTAAAATAAAAATAAAATCGTTAAAAAAGTATAGTCAACAAGCAGAAAACGTAAAGCTTGATCTTAGCAAACCAACTGAAGAACCAGTAGAAAAACCAAAACAAGATGAAATTAAAGAAGATAACCCTGTCAACGAGGGAGTGGTTACAGAGCTTAATAATGCCGACGCCACAGAAAAACAAGAAGAAGTACAACCGGAAGTTGAAGCACAAGAAGCTCCAACATTAGAAGAGGTTGTAGTAGAAGAAACTACAGAGGAAAAAGTAGAGGAAGTTAAAGAGGAAGTTAAAGAAGCAATAAAAGTTGCTGAAGAAACTGGCAAGCCTTTACCTGAAAACGTAGAAAAACTTCTTGATTTCATGGAAAAAACTGGTGGTGATTTACAAGATTATGTAAAGCTAAATCAAGATTACAGTAAATTAGATGACAGTTTAGTTTTAAAAGAATATTACAAGCAAACTAAAAGTCATTTAAATAATGAAGAAATAAATTTTCTTATCGAAGATACGTTCTCTTATGATGAAGAAGAGGCTAGTGATAGAGAAATAAAAAGAAAAAAATTAGCGTTTAAAGAGCAAGTTGCCAACGCTAGAAGCCACATGGACGGGCTAAAGTCCTCGTATTACGACGAGATTAAGGCTGGGAGCAAGTTGACTCCTGAACAAAAAGAAGCCATTAATTTTTATGATAAATACAACAAAAATTCTGAACAAAGCGAAAAAATTCAGAAGCTGCAAAAAGAAGTATTTGACGCAGGAACCAATAAACTGTTTAACAGTGAATTCAAAGGATTTGAATATAAAGTTGGAGAAAAAGTTTATAGGTATAATGTTAAAGATGCTGACAAAGTGAAAAACACACAAAGCGACATTAATAATTTTGTCAAGAAGTTCTTGAACGAAAAAAATGAAATGTCAGATGCTAAAGGTTATCACAAGTCTCTGTTTACAGCAATGAATTCAGACGCAATCGCGCAACACTTTTACGAACAAGGTAGAGTTGACGCATTAAAAGATAGTGTGAGTAAAGCGAAAAACGTGGATATGAGCCCTAGACAATCTTTTGGTGAAGAGTCTAAATCTGGTTTTAAATACAAAGTAATAGGTGATAGTTCATCGGATTTTAAATTTAAACTAAAAAAGTAATTAACAATTAAAAATAAATAAATTATGGCAGTACAACCAGTAGCTGGTGGACAATTAAGTCCAGTCCCAGCGCCAGTTCAGCAAGTGTTACAAAGTTCATATTTGGATTTTAGCACAGGTTGGGCACAACAATACCTACCAGAGCTTTACGAAGCAGAGGTAGAAAGATATGGTAATAGAACTATATCTGGATTTTTATCAAAAGTAGGAGCAGAAGAAGCAATGCAATCTGACCAAGTTGTTTGGTCTGAGCAAGGAAGATTACACACTGTTATGACAGGTGTTACTTGTGATGTTTCAGATGCACAATTAATTTTTGCAGATGCAGCAGAAGCTAACTTAGTTAGATTAAACGACACTTTACACCTTTATGTAACAGCTGGTACAGGTGCTGGAAAAAATCTAAAAGTTTTAGTTACAGCAGTAGATGTTGACTCAGACGCTACAGGTACAAATGACAAAAGAGCAGCAACAATCGTTTGTTATGACCAAGAACTTATGACGTCAAACGCAACAGGTAACGTAACTTTAGCTGACGATTCAGTATTCACAGTAATGATCTATGGTTCTGAATACAAAAAAGGATCAACTATGAGTAGAGGATCTTTAACTCCTAGCTTTAAATCATTTACTAACAAGCCAATTATTTTGAGAGATAGATTCCAAATTTCTGGATCTGACACTGCTCAAATCGGTTGGGTTGAAGTAACTGGTGAAGAAGGACAAAATGGTTACCTATGGTACCTAAAAGCTGAAGGCGATACTAGAGCGCGTTTCAACGATTACTTAGAAATGAGTATGATTGAATCAAGAACTGCAAAATCAGGTTCTGGTGTAGCAACTGCAGATTTAGGTGGTACAGAAGGTTTAATGGAAGCTATTGAAACAAGAGGTCACGTTTTAGCTGATGGTTTTGTTGCTAACTCTGTTAGTAACTCATTTGTAGATAACATGGGAACTTTTGACAACATCTTAGTTAAACTAGACGCACAAGGTGCTATTGAAGAAAACATGCTTTACTTAGACAGAACTACATCTATAAACATAGATGATATGTTAGGTAACATTGGTGCAGGATATGCTGCAGCGGCAGGTTTTGGTTTATTCGATAACTCTTCTGACATGGCGTTAAACTTAGGTTTCTCTGGTTTCAGACGTGGATCTTACGATTTCTACAAAACTGACTGGAAATACTTAAACGATGCAGGAGCTGTAGGTGCATTACCTGCTTCAGCTGTAGCTAACACAGGAAAATTATCTGGAGTTTTATGTCCAGCTGGTACTTCATCTGTTTATGATGAAACTATGGGTAAAAACATGAAGAGACCTTTCTTACACGTACGTTACAGAGCATCACAAACTGATAATAGAAGACTAAAAACTTGGGTTACAGGTTCTGTTGGTGGAAACATCACATCTGATCTTGACGCAATGACAGTTAACTACTTATCAGAAAGATGTTTAGTAGTTCAAGCGGCTAACAACTTTATGAAGTTAGTTAGATAACAACACTTTAAAAGAACCGGGGCTTCGGCCTCGGTCCTTTTATTTTTTATTAACTTATATTATATTATATTATGGCAAAAAAACAAGAAACAACTATAAAGGAAATTCAAACACCTTTTGATTATGCTCCTGAGAAAATTAAAAATTATACTCACAAAACTTATTTACTAGCAGATGGCACATCGCCTTTAACATACACAATAAAGTCTAGAGGTATTTTTATTTTTGACGAAGAAAAAGGTGTTAATAGAGAAATAAAATATTGCAAAAACCAACAAACTATTTATGTTGACGAAATGACTGGTCCGCAATCATTATCTCATATAACTTTTTTAGACGGTGTTTTAAATATTCCAAAAGAAGATCAAATTTTACAAAGATTTATGGAGGCTCACCCTCAAAACAACATAGTATTTGAAGAGTTTGATAGAGTTAAAATAGCAAAAGATGAAGTACATGATCTTGAATTAGAAATTGAAGCGTTAATGGCAGCTAAAAACCTAGATGTTGACATGGCTGAAGCGATTATGCGTGTTGAGATTGGTTCTGAAGTAACTAAGATGAGTTCTAAGGAGCTTAAAAGAGATTTACTATTATATGCTAAGAAAAACCCTGAATTGTTCTTAGAGTTGGCTAAAGATGATAATATCCAGCTTAGAAACTTTGGTATAAGAGCTACAGAGGCTGGTATTTTAAAATTATCTCCAGATCAAAGAACTTTTTTTTGGAAGTCTAACAATAGAAAATTATTAAACATTCCTTTTGATGAGCATCCGTACTCTGCTTTAGCCTCTTGGTTTAAAACAGATGAAGGTATGGAAATATACTCAAACATTGAAAAACAATTAAGCTAGACCCTAATAAGTAGCCACTCTTTTTAGGGTGGCTATTTTTTTAACTTATTGGTAGTATCAGTGATTATACTACTAGTTACAAACAAACAATATGGCAATAAGCGTAGACACAGTATATCAAAGAGTATTAGCAATAGCTAATAAAGAACAAAGAGGTTATATAACACCTCAAGAATTTAATTTATTTGCTAATCAAGCGCAAATGGATATATTTGAACAATATTTTTATGATATTGGTCAATTTGACAGGAGAAATGCAAATGATACAGAGTATTCTAATATGGTTAGTTTGTTAGAAGAAAAAATAAGTGCTTTTGAAAAGTACAGAGTAGCTATGTCAGCTGTTAGTGGAAACACTTTAACACTACCAACAGACGTTTATAGACTAGGAACAGTGTTTTATGCACCAACAGGAGCGTATGACGTTGAAGTAGAGCAGATAAACAAAAAAGAATTAGTATATATGGAAAGATCACCACTAGCACAACCATCTGGTGACTACCCTGTATACACAAGAAAAACAAACACAACTATAAAAGTTTTTCCATCAACTCCACCAACAACATATTCTGTTAGTAATGTAACGTGTAACTATGTTGCTAGACCAACAGATATTGTTTGGGGTTATGAAACTGTAGCTGGCTCTGCCTTGTATAACGTTAATGTTTCAACAAACCCTCAGCTACACGAGTCAGAAGAAACTTTATTAGTTTTAAAAATACTAGCATTAGCTGGTATATCTATAGAAGATCCACAGTTGTACCAAATAGCAACACAAGAAGAAGTTAAACAAGTTCAACAAGAAAAACAATAAGATATGGGATTATTTAAAGGTACACAAGAACAGTATTATGGTTTTAACAGTTTTAAAGTAACTGGTTCTACAACAAATTCATTTACTTTAGATTACCCAACGCTACCAGCAAACTCAGGTGCTTTTAACGTATACTTAACTGGTACGGTAAACGGTGTTACTAACACTAGTAGAACTTTAATAACCGCGTACAGCGTAGCGGTAACAAGTTACACTGCTTCTACCGGCGTTTTAGTTTTAAATACGCAGATACCTATAGGAACAATTGTTGAGGTTATATTAATAACTCCTGACTTTGGAAACTATCAATATATAAAACTAGAAGATTTAGTAAATAACTTTATGGTTGGTTATACTGGCGAAGACAAAATAATAAACAGAGCTAAAAGAACTGATATAGTTTTTCACGCTAAAAGAGCCATGCAAGAATTTAGTTATGATACTTTTAAGTCTACAAAATCTCAAGAAATAGAAGTTCCACCTTCTTTAGTTATGAATTTACCTCACGATTACGTTAACTACGTAAAAATTATGTGGACTGACAAAGCAGGTAATTACAGACCTTTAACACCAACAAGACACACTGGTAACCCAATTGCAATTTCTCAAGATAGCACTTTTGAATATATATTTAATGATGATGGTACATTATTAACAAATCCAGAGTCTACAACTAAAACAAGAAGAAAAGCTTCTGATCCATATGAAACTAAGCACACAAACCCAGATTACGATGCTGATTTTCATGAGCTTCATTTTGGAGAGCGTTTTGGACTAAACCCTGAGCTAAGTGGTCTTAATGGAGATTATTACATAGATAATGTTCAAGGTGTTATAAACTTCTCTTCTAATGTTAGTGGTGAGTTAGTTGTTTTACAATACATAAGTGATGGGTTAGGTACTGATAGCGAAATGATAGTACATAAGTTTGCTGAGGAAGCTGTGTATAAGTGTAT